GCAGGCACCTCAAGACGTCATCGGTTATGACGGTAAAGACTTCACACGTAACGGGGAAAAGACCACCCGTGACTCGTTAAGGATGGGATGAAATGAAATCACCGAAAGCACCTAAGCCCACAGCACAGCAAGTCGCTGTCGAGCGTCGTCAGGCAGTAGCACTTGATGAAGAGATCAGAGAGCAGGAAGAACGCTTCCGTGCAATGGCTCGCGGTAAGCTAGGAACAAAGTCTCTTTTGGGCGGTGTACCACGTAGCCGTGCAGAGGCCGCAGGAGGCCGTGCAGGGGCCGCTCCAGCTCGTACCATGTTAGGCATGGGCGGTATGGGCGGAGCTACTCGTGGCGGAGCTGGTGGCGGCATGCGCTCTGGTCCGTACTCTGGCACACAAGCACAACTTAAATAGGTAACACTATGAGCTTGCCCCCGCATCTTGGCTCGATCCAAGACATAAAGGAACGCGAATCCAAGGCATTCAACACGCAGTCAATGTGGCATGACCAGTTGCAAGACGTGTACGAATACTTTCTACCGCAACGAAACTTGTTTGATACCGAGAACACTGGGCAGAAGAAGATGGATCGCATCTTTGACTCGACTGCGTTGACGGCTATTCAACAGGGGGCGAGCAAGCTACAAGAAAACATTGCTCCGATCTGGTCACGCTGGGCTACTTTCCAACCGACCGAAGAGATCATCCGGTTGCTTGAGTCAGGTCAGTTCGATGTATCCGAAGAGGATGTGCGGGCTAACCTAGATCAGCAGTGCGAGTTAGTCTTTGACTACCTTAATCGCTCTAACTTCCACACGCAGTTCTATGAAGCGGCGCTTGATCTTCTCGTGGGTACGGCAACCATGAAGATCGAAGAAACAGACGATGAGACTAGTCCTATTTGCTTCCACACGATCCCTCAGAAGGGCATTGCGTTTGAAGAAGGTCCATACGGAACGGTCGAGACACACTGGCGACGGTTTGAGGTCAAGGCTCGTTTGCTAGAACGTATGTGGCAGGGCTTTGAAGCCTCACAGAATGTGCGCAACATGATCGAGAACAGCCCGAATACTGAAGTACGTGTATCTGAAGGCGTGATCTTTGACCCTAAGAGTAAGCGATACTATGGATGCTTGTGGGTTAACAACGAAAAGTCGTTCTCATGGACTGAAGACTTTGGTGAATCAAGCCCTTGGGTTACTGGTCGATACACTAAGGTAGCTGGTGAGATACGTGGTCGCGGTCCAGCGATGCAAGCATTGCCCGATGTACGCTCACTGAACAAGGCTAAAGAGTTTGTCTTGCAGAAAGCCGCAATAGACCTTGCGGGAATGTATACGGCTACTGACGACGGTGTTACGAACCCGTACAATATGGTGATCGCACCCGGTGTCGTGATTCCAGTCGGATCAAACAACACCAACAACCCTTCTATTCAGCGCCTCGATACAGGATCGAACCTTGCTCTCGCGCAATTTGAAATCGTCGAGCTTCAGAACGCTATCAAGTTGGCAATGTTCAACGACCTGCGTGATCCTGCTGGTCCTGTTCGTAGCGCCACTGAAGTTGCTATTGAATCCAGAGAGCTTGCAAAGCGGATCGGGTCGGCATTTGGGCGACTTCAGACCGAGGTACTCATACCAATACTCAAGCGTGTCGTCGCTATACTGACTCGACGCGGATTGATCGTCCCTATCGAGCTTGAAGGGCGTGACGTAAAGGTTAAGTTCACTTCTCCACTAGCACGAGCGCAAGACGGCGAAGACTTATTAGCTGTCCAACAGGCCGTGCAGTTCGTATTGGGTACGTCTGGCCCCGAACAGGTATTGATGGCCTATAAGACTGAGGACTTCGGTACATGGGCGGCGACCAAGACGGGTATGCCCTCTGAATTGGTACGGTCTGAGGTCGAGAAACAGCAGATCATCCAAGCTGGCGCACAAGCTCAGATGCAACAACAACAACCACAACAAATGGAAGCTGAATGACTTGGGAAACAATTGAGGGCGCAAGCCCAGATGCCAAGAGACAGAAAGCCAAAGCACAAGAACAGATAACAGAACTCACCAAAGCCTATGCCCGATGCTTCAATACTGAAGACGGGCAGAAGGTCTTGGAGGATCTGACGCGTCGCTTTCTATTCGATAACTCTACCGCCCTATCTAGCCAGAACGTTGCGTATGAAGCGGCGTATCACAATGGCGAAGCGGGTGTTATCCGTATGATTATCCACTACATACAGCAGACGGAGAGACTATGACGGAAGAACCCAAGAAGCGGACGCGCAAAGCGAAGCCCAAGTACGAGGTTGTGTGCGATAACACTGAACACCTCGCCAAGATTGGATGCGATCTTGACTGGCTTGACTGTCTGAATGAGCGGTATGGCTTTGAGAAGTTCGAGTACCTGCACAAGTTCCGTGCTTTCAGGTGCTACAAAGACGGACAACACGTTGATTGGATCGACGTAAACGATCTTGCTGTGATCAATGGCAAGCGCAGGGTGGAATCTATCCTGCTAAGACACCAACCCGTAAATGTTAAACGAGCAGTAATTCAATATCCTTGGAGATAATCATGGAAGAACAGGCCGTAGAAAGTAACGACACCCTGCAATCATTAGTAGACGCCGCAGAACCCACATTAGGGGAAGGCGAATTCTTTTTGAGTGATGGGATCAAGGGCGTTGGCGATCAACCCGAGTGGTACAAAGCCGACAAATACAAGTCAGTAGCAGAGCAAGCCAAGGCATACACCGAGCTAGAGAAGAAGTTTGGCGGATTCACTGGCGCACCTAAAGACGGTTACTCCGTCGTTGAAGGTGTCGAGTCAGACGATGCGTTATGGCAAGAGCTAGTGTCGTTTGGTGAGAAGACCAATATGTCGCAGTCTGCAATGAACGACGCATGGGAATTGCTGTCTGCACAAGATCAAGCGGCTGAAGAAGTGTCAATGGAAGTCGAGCTTCAGAAGCTAGGCGATAACGGTGTAGAGCGTGTCAAGGTTGTCGAGCAGTACATGAAGAACAATCTCGATGGCGATACATACGAGCGGCTACGTTATGCCGTGAACAGTGCTGAGGCTGTCGAGCTAATCGAGGCTCTCGTTAAATCTACGGCCCCTGCTAAGTTGCCGATTGATGGTTACATTGAGCCGGGTGGTCTTACGTGGGAAGACATCGAATCTGAGATGTACAAGAAGTCTGACAACGGCCAGTACCTTCGGTCTGTCGATCCTAATCACGAAGCCAAGATTCAGCGCATGATGAAAGAGTTTGGCGGTGATAAGCCCAATGTACGTGTTGTTGGCTAATACACTTCTTGTGGTATCATAGCGAGATCGGATACCCCTTTCACAAGGCCCGGTAGTTTTAGGTTGAACGACTGACCGGCTATCGGGTACTCAGTCCAAAATCTCTTAATCATTTTTTTTCAATTTGACATAGAGGAGACTGAATCATGTCAATTAATCTCTCCGCAGTAGCGGTAACTGAATTTGACAGCATGGTGAAGCACGCCTACGCAAACATGGGCCTGCTCAAGAACGCTGTCACACTCCGAAACAACGTCGTAGGTGATACCTACAAATTCCGTCGTATGGGCAAAGGTCTTGCAAATCAGAAGGCAAGTTCTGCCGATGTAGTTGCAATGGGTGTTGGACACGAGTTCAAGACTGCGACTCTCGCTAACTGGAACGCTCCTGAGTTCACAGACATCTTTGACGCACAAGACGTAAACTTTGACGAGAAGCAAGAGCTGGCATCTACAATCGCCGGCGCCTTGGGTCGTCGTTGTGACCAACTTGTCATCGATGCTATGGACGCGTCTACACCACTGACAACTGCTGTTGCCGCTGGTGGCACTAACTTGACCATTGCCAAGGTAAATCAGGCACAGGTTGAGCTACGTGATCAGGGCGTACCTAACACTGAGCTTTTCGCTGTAATCGAAGCTGGTGGCTTGGGTGGACTCTTGGCTGATGAGAAGGCGACTTCTTCTGACTACCAAGCAGTCAAGGCTCTTGTATCTGGTGAGATCAACTCTCTTGTTGGCTTCCAGTTCATCATCCTTGAGACTCGCACGGAAGGCGGACTGACTGAAGCGGCTAACGTCGTTGACTCTTGGTTCTTCCAGCGTCCATCTGTCGGTCTTGCTATCGGTATCGATATGAAGACTGAGATCAACTACGTTCCTGAGAAGACCTCTTGGCTTACCAACGGTATGCTGAAGGCTGGCTCTGTCGTTCGCGACGAAGGTGGTTTGGTTAAGGTTCAGTACGACAAGACTGCATAAGTCTTACTCGGCCCCTTCGGGGGCCATTCTATTTCTGGGTGGATTATGGCGAGCAAGATCGACTTAATTAGCAATGCACTGATTCTAATTGGTGATACTCCGATTAATTCACTTACTGGTGGATCACGGCGCGAGACTGTCGCGAACAACTTATACGACAACATTGTCCAAAACGAGCTGACTAAGCATCGTTGGGGCTTTGCTCGTAGGCAAGAGCAGATGTCCCGCTTGACAGACGTGCCTGTGAACCCCAATCAATGGGCAACAATCTACCAGTTGCCGACTGACTTACTGTTTCTTATTACTGTCTCACCGGATTCCAACTATCAGATATACGGTGACAAGGTATACAGCAATTCAGACACTGCTTTATTTGCTGACTACATTGCCAACACGCCCGAAGACGAATGGCCTGTTTACTTTTCTAAGATGATTGAGTACGCACTGGCTATGGACTTCGCCGCAAGCATTAGAGACAGTTCTTCAGCTAGGGGTGAGATGGCGGCGGCCTATGTAAATGCGTCCCGTATGGCGCGATTCACGGACTCTCAGCAATATCCTACGCAACAAGTAAGAAGCAACCCATTCACTAATGTGAGGTTCTAATGGCTAAGACTCGATTTATTCAGTCTAGCTTTGTAAGTGGCGAGTTATCTCCGCTACTCAAGGGCCGCATTGATATCAATCAGTATTATCAGGCTGTCGAGACTGCTGAGAACGTCGTGATCGTTCCACAAGGCGGGATGAAGCGCCGTCCGGGTACTGAGTTTATTGCTCAGACCACACGCAATCTGGTCAACTGGGCTTACACCGGCAGTATGCCGAACGGTGGCAACCCATCCATCCTTGAAGGCGTATCCGATACAACCACGACATCGACCACAGTAGCGATTGGCACGACCAACGATTACGTTGTGATCAAGGCGGATCGCGGTGCAACCAATGTTGCTGAGACTGAGTTTGTCGATATCCGACGCATTAGCTTGTCAACCGGCACTTCAACAGAATTTAAGGTGCAGTATTCCGCTGACGATGTGACATACACCGATGCCGGTGACGTTCCATTGATCGGCACAAGCCCTCAAGACTTCCGCATTAAGGTAGGCGTATACGCTCGCTATTGGCGTTTGGTGCGTGTTGGCACGACCGATCTAGGGGCGGCAACGATTACGGCGGCGGCATTTATATTGATGCAAGAAACCGGCGTTGACAGTGATGCCAAGCTGGAAGACTTCAGCGTTGAGGATGATCGTCATTACCTTGTGGAGTTCACACGGGACAATATCGCAATCTTCCGCTCTCAACTTGTAGGGTTAAACATTCAGACCACTAGGGTCGCGGATATCAGGCCCACTTACAGCGGTGGTGTTGACGTATCAACTGTTCGTACGGCACAAGTCGAGAACGTAATGCTGGTCGTTGGCAACTTTGAGCCGATGCGATTAGTGAATCTTGGCACTGATAGTGATTGGGTACTTGATAACATCCCATTCTTGAACGTCCCTCAGTACGATTTTGACGACGCACTAAGCCCAACGCCTGTTGATGAGATACAAGTTATGACGCTAGGTCATAGCGGCAGTGGTCAATGGAAGCGCGGAGACCGTTTCGAGGTAGACATTGAGGGTGTTCTTTCCAAGTCCATTAGCTATGCCGGTGATTCGACTGCTGATGAGCAAGCCTCAACTGTATTTAACATCCAAAAGAACCTGCAAGAGATGCCGGTCTTTGGTGAGACGGGCGTAGCCGTAGCAAGAACAGGAACCCGAGAGTACACAATCACCATATCAGGCGAGTCTACAAAGGCATTTGAATTGTTCTCTGCCTATGTAACCGAAGGCTCTGCTGATCACGAGATTGAGTTTACCAAGACGCAGACAGGCACCCCACGCAAAGAGGATGTATGGTCCGCTACTCGCGGATATCCCGTCAGTATTTGTTTCTATGAAGGCCGATTGGTATTGGGCGGCACTCAGTCCAAGCCGCAGTCGATCTTTATGTCTAAGACAGGTGCATTCTTCGACTTCGATATTGATGACGGTGATGACGATGAGGCGATCTTTGCAACCATCTCATCCCGCAAGCTGAATGACATTGTTGACGTGTATCCCGGTCGTAACTTGCAGGTATTTACGTCGGGCGCTGAGTTTGCTGTTACTAGTAAACCTGTAACACCTAGCTCGATCACGATTGCGCCACAGACTTCACACGGCGCGAACAATGTTGAGGTCCAAGACGTAGACGGATCGACCATATTTGTTGACCGTCACGGCAAGTCCCTCCTGAGCTTCCTGTATTCCTTTAACGAGGACGCTTACACGTCAGACGATAGATCGGTACTGGCCTCTCACTTAATCAACCAGCCGGTCGACATGGCCCTTCTAGCGGGTACTGCAAGTGACGACGCTAACTGGCTGTTTATCGTCAATACAGATGGTACAGCGACGATTCTAAACACCCTGAGAAGTCAGGACATTAACGGTTATACAGGCTGGAACACAGACGGCGACATTAAGAGCGTTTGCGTTGTAGATGATCAGCTGTTTATGACTGTCGAGCGGACTGTAAACAGCGTTGCGAAACTGTTCATTGAGCGCTGGGACTTCACATACTTGATGGATTGCTCGATTAAGAGCGTCCAAGTGGCTGGTGTTATCGACGGACTGGACCATTTAGACGGTGAATCGGTCAAGGTGTTAACTCGCGAAGGCCAAGCTGACGCGAACGAAGGCTATGTGCTGTCGTCTTACACGGTAGCTAGTGGCGAAATCACCCTCGATTCTAGTGAGGTTTACAGCTTTACCACGTATGAGGTCGGCTTACCCTTTATCCCTACTATTAAGCCGATGCCACTGAACACAAACATCGGATCAGGCCAGAATCAGATGCGGCTCAAGAAAATCGTACGGATGAACGTACGTGTCTATGAGTCTTCTGGCATAAACATTGACGGCATTGCTGTACCGATCCGGGCGTTTGGAGAGGCTGGCACTGAATCCCCATTAACTGGCGCGTCGATTATTCCTAAAACTGGCATAATAGAAGACGTTTACGATATTAACGGCTGGGGCCGAGAGGTCATACCGACAATCACTTGTCCTGACCCTACGCCCATGCACATACAGATGATTGAATACGAAGTTGAGGGTAACTAGATGGACCCGTTTACTATATTGGCGATTGCCCTTACGGCCGCAGGAACAGCGACCGGGGCTTACGGACAAGTGCAAGCTGGCAAAGCTCAGAAGGTAGCACTCAAAGAGCAAGCCAAGCAGGAAGAACTTGCGGCTGAAAGCCAAGAGTTACAGCGTCGCCAAGAGCTTAACCGGGCATTAGCGGCTAACGTCGCGGCACTCTCGACTGCGGGAATATCTGGAGAAGGCACTCCAGCAAGTCTGGCTCTAGCAAGCGCCAAGCAAGTTGGATTAAGTGAAGCCACTATTGATGTGTCTGAGAATCTAAGACAAGCGGCACTCAAGCGACAAGCTAAACAAGCGACTCAAACGGCGGGATTAACGGCGGCAAGTACATTGCTTAGTGGTGGCGCGAAAGCGGCGCAGTTAGCGGAATAAAGTTATGGCTCAGAAGCGCATTGATTATTACGGACAGTTTACGCCAACAGGTGTAGACACCTCTCAGGCTAAACGCTTGCAGGCTCTCTCTGGCTTGGCTGAACAGGTCGGTGGTCTTGCTTATCAGGTCGGTGCTGGCATTCAAGAGCGCAAAGGTTTACAGGCTGGTCTTGCGGCTGGGCAAGAGGCCGCTGACAAAGGCGAGATGATCGAGACACAGAAAGGTTTCTTGTCACAGATATCTATATTTGATCAGGCATACAACAACGCACTGTCAAAGGCTTATGTTGCTGGCGTTGATAACGATGCGCGAGAAAACATTAACCGACTGCTAACTGACAACCCCGATGACATTGAGTCATTTGATGAGGCGGTCAACGCTTATCGAAATGGCGTAACACAAAACATATCTGAAGAGTTTCGACCATTGATCGACCAGTCAATGGATCAAATGATTACCAGCGCCCGATCACAGGTACACCAATCTCAAACAGCCAAGAACCTCAAGAACGCAGATGACACGCTTATACGGTCTGGTCAAACAGCAACCGAGGCCGCACTGAAAGCGTCCCGTATCGGTGATGATGAGTCTGCAATGATTGGTCGCATGAATGCCTTTTCTACCTTTGATGCGCGTGTTGAAGCTGGAACGATGACTCCGGCGGCGGCTGAAACAGCAAAGCAGAACCTTATAGTAGCTACGGAAGGCGAGAAGGCTAGAGGCGGATTGCAAGCTCTTATCAAGAATCGTGGCGCATATGCGGCGGTTGAGTTTATCAATGCGGTAGCTGAGACGCCTGTCAGTAACTTCACGCTAGACCAGCAGGAAGAATTAGCGGATGTCCTACGTGCTGACTTGAATGAGTACATATCACTTACCAACATACAAGAGAAGCAAGCTGAGGACGCACTGAAGGCCCGTCAAGGCGAGAACTTCACTAGCCTGTACGTTGGCCTTATCAACGGCGAGACAGACGTGGGCGACATTACACGCACTGCTATGGCTGGCAATCTTACGCAGTCACAACTGACTACGCTGACCAACGTAATGAACACTCGCGGCCAAGGCATTGATGACTTCAATCTGATCTATGACATCCAAACGCAGATGTATCAGAACCCAGAAGCGGCACGTAACTTGATTATTGCCAACACCAATACCCGGCTGACAGCATCTAGGGCGCAGGAACTATTAACGACGCTTGATCAAGAGCCAATACTGAATACACCAAAAGCTAAGACTTTCCGAACGTATGTCAGTACGAACGTAGGTATTGTTGATCCGATCACTGGTCGCTTTACTGGCGCAGGCACAAAGGAGCGCGCGGCTGATTTGATGCTGGCATTTGATCTGAAACTTATGGCTGGCGAAGATCCTGCCACTGTTGCGCAGGGGTTGCTAGATATCAACGACATTCCACCTGACTTTACGACTGAGGCTGACATTGATAAGGCTCTTGAGCGTTTAGAAAAGCAAGTCAAAACTATGGATAAGTCTGAGTACGACACAAGAGAAGCGGAGCTACAGCAGTACAGAACACGCATAAGAAACTTCCAGAACATGATGACTGATATTAAGAGAGGACAATAATGTCTCGAGCAAAACTAATTGAACTCTCTCGACGTGCATTAGATGGCGATGAAGCGGCTGTTGCTACGCTACGCACTGAAGATGTAGATGTACCAGATGAGGCTTTACTGAAGCGCGCACAGAACCGTATCAACAAGATTGAGCGAGATGCTTTTCGCGTGCCTTTTGAGAAGCCCAAGGCTGGGTTCAAGGGTTATCACGCTAGTCCATATAGATTCACAGCATTTGATAACGAAAAAATTGGGCGCGGCGAAGGCGCTCAGATGTACGGAGAAGGATCTTATTTAACAGAGACTGCTGATTCAGCGCGACCATTCAGAAGAAATATAAACAGAGATCGCCTTGAAGGAATCAATGACCGCCTTAGTGAAATTTCAAAAGAATTACCCAAGTACGAAATTGCCGGAATGTATAGGGAGTTCAACGATCCAAAAGGTTTTGAGCTTGCTGGTGAATATGATCGGCTAATTGATGAAAGGTCTGGCCTGAGCGATTTTAATATTACCATTGGCGATCGAGATATTAATGATGTTTATAGCGATCTAACTGGCGCTAGAGCTACTGATCTTGACTATCAAAAGGCTGAAATCATTGAGCAAATAATGATTGATGGCGATACGTTGGGAGTTGTACAGCGTCAAGAGGAGTACGACGCATATCCCGAAGGCGTATATAAGTGGTTTAAGGAAACGATACAGCCAAACTTTGATGCTCCCGGCGCTCTTTATGAGGTGACTATAAAAGCCGACAAGTCAGAGTTGTTGGATTGGAATAAATCTGTTGCTGATCAGCCGCCAGCCATCCGCGATGCGCTACTTGCCAAAGGCATAAAGGAGACGACTGCGGGGCAAAACGCTTATTACCAATTAGCTAAGGATGCCAAAGGTCCAGGTGCTCAGAAGAAGGCGAGCGAAGCCGCAGAAAAGTTAGGTATAAAGGGCATTCAGTATGAAGATCCGTATGCTAAAGCTGGCGCAAAAAACTTTGTTATCTTTGACCCGCGAACATTAGACATTGCTACGCGCTACGGCATTACTTTGCCGATGGCTGGGCTAATGTTGGCTAACCAAGACGCACAAGCCGCTGAGTCTATGAGCTTGACGACTGAGCCGCGTCCGCCAATGCGTATGCCTACGTTTGAGAATGACGACGCAACCGGCAAGGTGCTTGATGCACGACAAGGCGCAGACCTATCGCCATACGACCGGGCCATGATGAAAGCTCAGGTTGATCAAGAGCCGATGACACCTTTCGAGGCTATACCTGCAAGGGCTGAACGCTTTGCTCGCGAAGTAACTATACCTGCTATTGGTGATATTGCTGGTGGATTGATCGAAGCGCCACGTCAGGCGGTTGCTGGCTTCTTGGATGCGACTGCTGAAGCGGCTCGTATGATGGAGTCTATTATCCCGCTAGGCACTATCAGCGGTGCAGAACCCGAATACCTAGAGATAGAAGCCGACCCTCGCACTGTAACAGGCGCAGGTGTACGTGCTATTAGTCAGTTCCTTACAGGTTTCATTCCAGCATTGCGCGGCGTCAAGGCTCTTGGTGTAACAGGTGTTGCGGCTCCAGCAACGGCAGGTGCTATTGCTGACGCTACAGTGTTCGATCCGCAAGAAGAGCGACTATCTAACCTCATCCAAGACGTACCCTCTTTACAGAACCCAATCACGGAATACCTTGCGGCTGGCTCAGAAGATACTGACGCCGAGGGGCGATTTAAAAACGCGGTGGAAGGACTTGCGCTTGGCGGAGCCGCAGATAGCTTGATACAAGGTGTTCGCCTTGTGAAGAGCCGCAGGGCGCTTGTAGAGGCGGCTGAAGCGGAAGGCAAGCCAGTCGAGCAGATGATCGAAGAGGCTATGGCTACCATGAAGGGTGGAATGCCAACCCCTCGTGAGATGCCGCCCGGTCAAGAGTACATTCCGTTTGATGAGGCGGCTGAAGCTGTACAGCCTACGATTCGCGTCCCTGAGTTCAAGATGGGTGCCACAGATGCGGAGCCAGAAGCGGCGCGCAATATCAATCTTGCTAACCTCAATACCACTGAGGATGTATCAACCCTCATTGATGAAGTAGCTAGGGCTGACGCGCCAAACATGAACGATGCACGCCGTCAAAAGATTACCAATCAAGACCTTCCAAAGTTAGCCGATGACCTTGGCATGACTGTCGAGGACTTGTTAGCGCGTCGACAGGGTTCAGCATTCAACGCCGAACAGATACTAGCGGCCCGCAAAATCCTCGTAGCGTCTGGTGAGAACCTAGTCAAGTTGGCTGGTGCGGCTAAGAACGGTAGTGAAATGGACCTTGCACTATTCCGCAGAGCTATGGGTCAACACCGAGCCATTCAAGCGCAAGTGTCAGGCATGACGGCTGAGGCTGGTCGTGCATTGCAGTCATTTAGAGTTGTGGCGGCAAGCTCACGAGAGCAAGAGCGCATGATTAAAGAAGCGCTTCAGACTACAGGCGGCGAAGCTGTATCGCGTGACATGGCGGCGATGCTGTCAGAGCTAGATGACCCCGCTCAGATTGGTCGCTTTGTTAAGGATGCGAACCGAGCTACTACCAAAGACCAGCTTTACGAGGTATGGATTAACGGATTGCTGTCGTCACCTACGACCCACATGGTCAACATACTATCTAACGTCATGGTCGTTGGTCTTACGGTTGGCGAGAGAAAGATCGCAAGCATGATTGGTGGAAACATACCGCCCGGCGAAACGTCTGCACAACTTAAAGGTGTGGTCGATGGTGCGCGTGATGGCTTCCGATTGGCATGGAATGTGCTGAAGACCGGCGAGCCTACTGATCCGCTTCAGAAAGTAGAGGCTGAGAAGTTCCGCGCCGTAACCTCTGAGAACCTTAACATTGCTGGCCCTGCTGGTCGCTTTGCTGATTATATGGGTGAAGTGATACGCGTCCCCGGTCGCCTACTAACAGCGGGAGATGAGTTCTTTAAGTCTATTGGCTACCGTATGGAGTTGTACTCTCAAGCCTACCGTCAGACATTTAACGAAGGTTTGCGCGATGAGGCGGCGGCAAAGCGTGTCATTGAGATTATCGAGAACCCGCCCGAGAACATTAAGCAAGCGGCAGTCGATGCGTCACGCTATCAGACCTTTACTAACCAGCTGGGCAAGACTGGTAAAGCTGTTGAGCAAGTGCGTAATAACATTCCATACGCTCGCGTAGTTATGCCGTTTGTACGAACGCCTGTAAACATCATGTCGTATACCTTCGAGCGAACGCCATTGGCTCCGCTGTCTAGCGCATTCCGCGAAGAGATTGCGGCTGGTGGCGCACGTCGCGACTTAGCATTAGGCAAGTTGATTTCTGGCTCGATGCTAATGGCTGTGTCTGCTGACCTCGTATTGAGTGGATCGGTAACAGGTGCGGGGCCAACCAATCCCAAGATGCGAAACATCATGCGGGCTACTGGCTGGCAACCATACTCACTTAAGATTGGTGACAAGTATTACGCATACAACCGTCTTGACCCTGTAGGTGCATTGCTAGGCTTGTCGGCAGATGTAACAGAGATTATTGGGCAAACAGATGAGGCTGAGGCGTCACAACTTGCTACTGCGGCGGCGCTGTCGGTTGCACAGAACATGGCAAGTAAGACGTATATGTCTGGTGTGACTGACTTCTTTGACGCTTTCTTTGGCGCAAGCACAGACCCCGAGGCTAAGAACTACAAGCTGGACCGCTATCTACAGCGCATGGCTAGCTCCGTTGTTCCTTCATTTGTTGCAAACATTGAGCGCAATTTAAGCCCAGAGATGAGTGCTACATACGGCTATATTGATCGTATTAAGTCACGCTTACCGGGATACTCCGATGACCTTCCCCCGCGTAGGAATATATTTGGCGAACCAATTGTATTAGAGGGCGGTATTGGCCCCGATATCATGTCGCCAATCTACGCATCTACAGCGAAGGACGATCCTGTTGCCGATGAGATGGTACGCCAGCAGGTAGCCGTGGGAATGCCTCGCAGACAGATCCAAGGCATTGAGTTAGACGCCCAGCAATATGATCGCTATGTGCTTTTGTATAGCGGCATCGAGGCTCAGATGTCTTTGAAAGAACAGCTTAGATCCATGTTTGATACACGTAGTTACAAAAATGCTACCGATGGGCCTGAAGGTGGTAAGGCTTTAATGGTAAAATCAGTATTCACAGCATATAGAGACATGGCACAAGCACAGATGTTGGCAGAGGATGAGACGCTAACGAACCAAATCACGCTCGCACAAGAGCAAAGAGTAGAGAAACTACTGGGACGCTAATATGACCGTAGCAGACAACACAAGCCGTAACCAATATACCGCGACTTCTGGTCAAACGGTCTTTGCGTATACGTTCGAGATCGTAGACAAGAGCCACATTGTCGTACTGAAAAACGGCGTAGCCCTCTCAGAGGGCACCAATTACACTGTGTCGAACGTAGGCAATGATAGCGGGGGTAACATCACCCTGACTGTGGGAGCGACCACAGGCGATATCATGACCTTCTATCGTGATATGCCCTACTCTCGCACACAGAACTACACAAACTCTGGTGACTTCCTAGCCTCTGAAGTAAACAGCGACTTCGATGATCTATGGTTAGCAGGTGAGCAAACTGATCGTGCATTCTCTCAGTCTATCCGCAAGCCTATTACCGACTCTGACTCTATCTCGATGGAGTTACCCGAGGCGGCTAGTCGCGCAAGCAAGTTTTTAAAGTTTGATGCAAATGGAGCTGTCGATTTAGCCGCAGGTGTAACAACTGATGTTGACGCCGATGACGTATCAA